TTTATTTTACGATATTCTTAATGTTGAATTTAATTTATGGCCATGGGCAAGGAATCTTGTTAAGTATGGTGATTTTTATTTACAATTAGAAATGGCGGAAGAATTGGGAATTGTGAATGTATTACCTCTATCAACATACGAAATGAGTAGAGTTGAAGGATTTGACCCACAAAATCCACAAAGAGTTAAATTTGTATACGCACCTTATCAAAACCCATATTCAGGACCTTCATCTACACCTAAGAAAGAATATGAGAATTATGAAATAGCTCACTTTAGATTAAATGGTGACTCAAATTTCTTACCTTACGGAAAATCAATGATTGAAGGTGGTAGAAGAGTTTGGAAACAATTACAATTGATGGAAGATGCAATGTTGATTCATAGAGTAATGAGAGCTCCTGAAAAAAGAATCTTTAAAGTGGATGTTGGTAATATTCCACCAAATGAGGTAGATAACTATATGCAGAAAATTATTAACTCATCTAAAAAAGTTCCATTCGTTGATGAAAGAACTGGTGAGTATAACTTAAAATATAATATGCAAAACTTAATTGAAGATTATTACATGCCAGTTCGTGGTAGTGATAATGGAACTTCAATTGATACTTTGAAAGGATTGGAATATAATATGATTGATGACATTAACTATTTGAAAAATAAGTTTATGGCAGCATTACAAATTCCAAAAGCATATTTAGGGTACGAAGAAGATACAAATGGTAAAGCAACCCTTGCAGCAATGGATGTTAGATTTGCAAAAACCATTGAAAGAATACAAAGAGTAATGGTATCGGAATTGACAAAAATTGCAATTGTCCATTTATATGCACAAGGAATTGATGATGATAGATTGACAAACTTTACATTAGAATTGACAATCCCATCTAAGATATATGAACAAGAAAAAGTTGAATTGTATACTTCTAAAGTTGCATTGATTCAACAAATGCAACAAACTAAAATGGTTTCAAAAGAATGGATGTATGAGACTATTTTAAATATGGCAAAAGATGAACAAGAGAAAATGGCAATGCAGGTATTAGAAGATACCAAACAATCATTTAGATTAAACTCAATTGAAACTCAGGGAATGGACCCGGCAAAACCAACAGGCACAGAAGGCCCTACTGATGTAGAGGAAGAAATCAATTCTATAAATTCCGAATTAGAAAGTGAAAGTAAAATAGGTAGACCAAAAGATGCAGTTAGATATGGTAAAGATGACCACATTGCTGGTAGAGACCCATTGGGTATTAAAACACTTAAATCAAAAGAAGGTTCAATACCATACAAACCAAGAAAAATATCATATTTAGAGGTTTTTAAAGATATGAACGGTAATAAAAAAACAATCTTAACAGAGAATTTGGATAAATAGTAATAAACTAATATAAAAACATATTTATATTAGATAAATAATATCAATTGATGAAAAAAATAAAGCATTCTAAATTTAAAAATACTGGATTCATATTTGAATTATTAGTAAGACAAATTACTTCAGAAATCATGTCTGCAAATAAATCAGTAGCAGAAAAAATTTTAAAAGAACATTTTAATTCTAAAAAAGAATTATCTAAAGAACTAAAGTTATATCAATATTTGATTAACGAAAAGTATAATTCGGAATCAAAGGCTGAACAATTTATCAATACGATATTGGAAGCTCGTAAAAAAATTGATGAGAAAAAACTTACAAAAGAAAAGTACATCCTTATTAAAGAAATTAAGGAAACTTATAATTTAGATGAGTTTATTAAATCTCCAATATCAAACTATAAAACTCTTGCATCTATTTATAAGATATTTGAAACCGTTACATCCGAAGAATCATTTGACCCAACGGATATAGTTTCATCTAGATTTACTATTGCAGAAAACATTATCAATTCATCTATTCAAAATAAAGATGCAAAAGTAAAAGATGCAGTTTTAGAAGAATATAGAAAACAAGATGATGATTTAAGAGCAGTATCATATAAATTATTAGTAGAATCTTTTAATAGCAAATACAAAAATCTAACCGAAGGCCAGAAAGGATTGTTGAGAGAATATATTAACAACATCAATAACACAGGTAAATTGAATCAATATGTTAATGAAGAAGTAACTAAATTAGTCGATTCATTAAAAGAAGTAGGTTCTAAAATTTCGGATAAAGTTACTAAAATTAAATTAGCAGAAACAATTTCAAATATTAGAAAAATTAAATCTGTAAAAAAGATTAAAGAACAACATTTATCTGCAATGATGATGAGTTATGAATTATTAAGTGAATTAAAAGAATCGATTAAAAAATAAAATTATGAGTGTAAATTATAGAGCATATAATGCAAAATTAGTAACATCTGGTTCTGCTGCATTAATAGATAGAGTATGGGGTGTATTACCTGTAAGTGGTGTAACTGGTACGATTACTTTAGAAGGTAATACGACTATTTCATTAGCACATTTAACAGCAGGAGAACCTTTTCCTTGTTATGTAAAAAGTATTTCAGTAACCAATGGTGGTTCTGTTTATGTATTAGCTTAATCTTATTAAAATGCCAGCAAAAAGTAAAGCACAACAAAGATTTATGGGTATGGTTCATGCCGTACAAAAAGGTGATATGGATGCACCTTCTCCTGAAGTTGCAAAAGTTGCATCTGATATGGACGATAAATCTGCAAAAGACTTTGCATCAACTAAACATAAAGGATTACCAAACAAAGTAAAATCGGAATCAATCGATAAACTTAAAGAAATAATTAAGGGTATGGTTGATGAAATGAATGTAACGGGTAATGTGCAAGGATATGAAACCCCTAATGCATTTGGTAAGAAAGGTAGTGATAAGAAAACTGCAAAAAAAGCTGCAAAGTTAACTGGATATAGTGTAGTTAATGAAAATCGTTGGATAGAATTGAAAAAAGAAGATTCCCCTGCATATGTAAAAGTTAATAAGGGAATATCTAACATAAACAAACAACTTGCAGAAATTGAAAAATTTATGGGTTGGTATGGTAGAATAAAACAAGAAAATGGTGTAAGTAATCAAAATTTCTGGAAAAGGACAAATAAACATATTTATACTATAAAAGAGAGATTACTTAAATTAGAACAACAAATCAGAAAAATTGCACAATAAAATGAATTTAGAACAATTAAGAAATGTAGTTAGAGAAGTATTAGATGAGTCCAAAGATGACTACGAAAAACTTTTTAGACATATGTTGAAAAGAACACATAAGTCTTTAAAAGATATGGACGCAAATCAAAAGTCTAAGTTCTTTACTGCAGTAGATAAAGCATATAAAGCTAAGAACGAAGGTAGATTATCGAACTTACCAGAAGAATTAGTAGGCAACCAACATAAGTTAGATACCGATGGTGATGGTGAAATTGAAGCATCTGATTTGGAAACATTGAGAAATAAGAAATAATGAGTAAAGGATTATTGATAGAAACACATTTGTTTGAAGCAAAGATGGTTCAAGAAGAAAACGGAACTTACTTAGTTAAGGGTATTCTTCAAAGAGCTGGTGCACCAAATCAAAATCATAGAAGATATCCTAAAGAAATCTTAGAAAGAGAGTGTAAGAAATACGAACAACTTATTAAAGAAAGAAGAGCATTGGGTGAATTAGACCATCCAGATTCTCCAGTTATTAACTTAAAGAATGTTTCTCATAATGTTAGAGAAATATGGTGGGAAGGTGATGATGTATGTGGTGTAGTAGAAATACTTTCAACTCCATCTGGTAATATCTTAAAAGAATTATTGAAAAACAATATTCGTTTAGGTATTAGTAGTAGAGGATTGGGTTCAGTAAAAGATATGAGAGATGGTACTGTAATTGTTCAGGAAGACTTTGAATTAGTTGGATGGGACTTTGTATCAAACCCATCAACACATGGTGCATTTATGGCTCCTATGAACGAAAGTAAACAATGGGCAAAAGTAGCAGAGGAATGTGGTAAGTGGTGTAAGTCACAAGATTTAATGAGAGAAATTATAATAGAATTAAACTAATAAGATGATAAAGTTAAAAGATTTAATGAAAGAAAATGAAGAATTTCAACAATTGCCTTCAAACTTAAAGAAGCATTTTTTGGAAATCATTTCAACATATGGTCAACATAGAGAAGGAATAAGTAGAAAATCCGACATTAGACAGGTTGCAGAAACATTAGGTGCAATTGCAGACGCTGCACAAGAATACACTTTGAGAGAAGGTGATGATTGGTTTGATAGAGTGACTATTAAAAGAAATATGGGTGAATTGAAAAAACTACAAGGTGCATTTGAAAAAGAAGCTAAAGAAGCATCTCAACAACAACAAAGATTGGAAGCACTTTATGAAGATATGGGAAATGTATTGGGTAGATATTTTGAAATTGCAGATATTACAGAAGATGTTATGAAACAAAGATTGGGGTTATGAGTTTAAAAATAGACGCTCTTAGAGCAAAATATACAGCACAACGTTTGGAAGCACTTGCAACATTAGAAGTTTATATGAAAAACTCTGTTGGTATTGGTGAACATCCACAAATTATTGAAGAAATGGATAAGTTAGTAAAATCTATCGCAGAAGCAAATGATTGTTTAGAAACACTTAATGAGTTAGAAAATTTACAATAATAGATGTTAGTAGTCAGCGTTAAGAACGGAAATATAGAGTGGGCAATAAAAGATTACAAAAAGAGAATTCAGTCCATAAAACAAATAGAAGAACTTAGAGAAAGGAAAAATTTTATTAAACCCTCTAAGAGAAAAAGGTTACAAAGAGAAGAAACTATAAGAAAAAACAAACTATTTTAATAGTTTTCTTTAGTTTTCTAAAAAATTTACATATATATTACTAAATATCTCATTTTTTATTATGAGATTACAAGACATAGTTGATTAATGAATACCCTTCTTTATAAGGTGTGACCGAACAATCAACATAATTACATTGGAGTTCCCTACAAGAATAACTTCACAACAAAATTTAAGGAAAAAACAAGATGGCAAATTCAAAATTATTGAAAGAAGCAATCGCTGACGCTAAAGCCGTTAAAGAAACTGCATTAGCTAACGCTAAGTTGGCTCTTGAAGAAGCATTTACTCCAAGACTTCAATCTATCTTATCTCAAAAGATGAGAGCAGAAGCTGAAGAAATGGATATGGATGATGAACAAGAAACAACAAACGAAGAGTTAAGCTCAACTGGTATCGGGTCTAAAGTAGACGCTGGATACGCTGAGACTCCAGGTTCAAACCCAACTTTAGATGCAATGACTGATTTATCAGTTGGTGTAAAGAAAGATGCTGGAAAACCTGAACAAGCTGGTACTGACTATAAGAAAGTAGCAGACATTTCTGAAGAAGAAAACCCATTTGCTGATGATGCTATGGCTGGTGATGACAAAGATGCAAAAATTGCAGAATTGGAAGCTAGAATCGTAGAATTAGAAGGTGGTAATGATTCTGAAGAAGATTCTATGGATTCAATTACACCTGAAGAAGGTGATTTGGATAACGATGGTGACCATGATATGGCTGACCACAACATGGAAGATGATTCAATGGACATGGATTCTAATGACGAAGAGTCTGAAGATGACATGGATTTAGAATCTATCATAAGAGAATTAGAAGCTCAATTAGAAGGTGAAGGTTCTGACGAAAACGAAGAATCTATGTACGAAGCTGAAGAAACAGAAGAAGAAAAAGTTGACGAAGCTAAAGACGAAACTGAAGAAAAAGATGCAACTAACGAAGAAGCTAAAGAAGATGACAAAGACGAAATGGACGAAGTTATCGATTTAGAAGAAATCTTAAGAGAAATGGAGAATGATATGAAAGCTGACGACAAAGAAAAAGTTGACGAAGCTGAAGAAGAGAAGGAGAAAGAACTTGAAGAAGCTTATTCTACTATCAAATCTTTACAAAAGACAATCAACGAAGTAAATTTGTTAAACGCTAAATTATTATTCGCAAACAAATTATTCAGAGCACACAACATGACTAACGAACAAAAAGTGAAAGTGATTGAAACTTTGGATAGAACAAACTCAGTTAGAGAAGTTAAATTGGTATACTCTACATTAGCAGAGAATTTCAAATATACATCTTCTTCTAACA